CGTCCCTGCTCGGCGGGTTCGCCGGCGCGGACGACGGCTACGTGTGCAGCGAGAACGGCTGCGGCTGCGGATGGGAGTACCCCTACGTGCCCGGCGAGCCGATGGGGATCCGGCACCCGTCGCCGCTGCTGCAGCTGACCGCGATCTCCGAGGACCAGGTCGACAACGTGTGGCGGCCGCTGACCGCGATGATCCGCCTCGGCCCGTTGTCCGACCTGCTCGCCGTGCGCGACAACTGGCTGAAGATCGCCGGCGCGAACGACGACCCCGAGCTCGACCGCGTCGACAAGGTGACCGCGTCCGCGCAGTCCCGAGTCGGGAACCCGATCTCGTTCGCGCTGCAGGACGAGTCCGGCCTCGCGACCGACCAGAACAAGATGCGGAAGGTCTACGAGGCGCAGCGGCGCAACGCGGCCGGCATCGGCGGCCGGACGATGGAGACGACGAACGCGTGGGACCCGGCCGAGAAGTCGGTCGCGCAGACCACCGCTGAGTCGAACGCCCCCGACGTCTTCCGGTACCACCGGCAGGCGCCGAAGCACCTCAGTTACCGGAACAAGGAAGAGCGCGCCCGGATCCACCGGTACGTCTACTTCGGCAGCCCGTGGGTGCCCCTCGACTCGATCGAGGCCGAAGCCGCCGAGCTGATGGAGAAGGACCCGGCGCAGGCCGAGCGATTCTTCGGGAACCGCATCATCCCCGGCGGCGGTTCGTGGCTCCCCCTGTCGGCGCTCGCGCGCTGGGAGAAGAAGCGCACGACCGAGCCGCTGGCGATCCGCGACCGGCCGAAGTCGGAGCCGATCTGCCTCGGCTTCGACGGTTCGGACGTGGACGACTGGACGTCGCTCCGCGCCGAGACGATGGCCGGTGTCCAGTTCACGCCGACGACTGCGATCGGCGAGCCGACGACGTGGGATCCGGCGCAGACCGAGGGCCGGATCCGGCGCGACGACGTGTTCGCCGCGATCGTGCACGTCTACGAGACGCACGACGTGCTCCGGGGGTACTTCGACCCGCCGGGCTACGAGACGATGATCTCGGACCTGCAGGGGAAGTACGGCGACAAGCGGGTGACCGAGTGGTACACGCAGCGGATTCAGCCGATGTGGTTCGCGCTCGAACGGTTCCGGAACGACGTCACGACCGAGTCGTCGGCGCTCCGGAACGAGCAGGACGACGTCGCGGACACGCACCTGCGGAACGCGATCATGCGCGGCCGAACCGGGAAGTCCTACATTCTCGGCAAGCCGACACAGCACCAGAAGATCGACGTCGCGATGGCGTCGGTCCTCGCACACGAAGCCGTCGGCGATGCCATCGCCGGCGGCGACCTCGACAAGCGGGCCGCGTCGAAGATCTCGACGACGTTCTACGCGCTCTGACCAGGAAGGACGGTCCCCGATGGATACCGCCACAGGACTGAACCGGCTCCGGACCGGGATTGCCCGGCTGAACGGCCAGCGCGACGCCGTGCAGCTGCGGGAGAAGTACGTCCGCGGCGATCAGAAACTGCCGTTCGCACCCCGCGGCGTGAACACGGAGTACGTCGAGCTGCAGAAGCAGTCCGTCGCGAACTTTCTCCGCATCGCGGTCGACGCCCCCGTGCAGCGGCTCGGCGTCGACTCGCTCACGAGCGGGCTCGGCAAGGAGGTCGACGACGCGGTGTGGCTGAACGCCTGGCAGGAGAACGAGCTCGACAGTCGTCAGTCGCTGGTGTACCGGTCGATCATGGTGCACGGCCGCGGCGTCATGTCCGTGTTCCCGAACGCGAGCGACCGCGAGCGGCCGATCATCCGGCCCGAGTCGATCGAGCGCGTGTGGATCGAGCCGGACCCCGAGGACCCGTTCACGACCGCCTGGTCCGTGAAGCGGTTCACGATCGACGGCGCGACGCCGGACAACGGCCTGATCCTGCCTGCCGGCATCACCCGGCAGAAGACGGTCGTCGTCGTCTACGACGACACGACGTGGATGCGGTTCGAGAAGGGCGGCGACACCTCAGCCGAGATGTCGAACTTCCTGCAGTCCGACGGGTGGACGAAGACCCTCGACGGCGTGCACAACCTCGGCGCGAACCCGATGGTCGCGCTCGACTACATGCCCGACCTCGACGGGCGGCCGTGGTCCCCGATCGACGCGCTGATGGCGCAGCAGGACGCGATCAACACGATCCGGTTCAACACCCTGCTGGCGATGCAGTTCGCCGCGTTCCGGCAGCGCATCGTGACCGGCTTCGACCCGCGGATCCTGGACAAGAACGGGAACGTCGTCTACAAGACGAACACCGACGGCACCCCGATGCTCGACGCGGCCGGGAACATGGTGCCGATGATTCAGTCGCCCGGGTCCGTCGGTGTCGACCGGCTGCTCGCGTTCCCCGGTGAGGGCTCGAAGGTCTTCGACCTGCAGGAGTCGAACCTCGGGAACTACATCACCGTGCTCGACCACTTCCTGACGACGTTTTTCGCGACCGCGCAGATCCCGCCGCAGTACCTGCTGTCCAAGATGGCGAATCTGTCCGGCGACGCGCTCGCCGCCGCGGAGTCGACGCTCGCGTCGCTCGTCAAGCAGCTGCAGCTCGCCGCCGGCGAGGGCATCGAGAAGGTGCTCGGCCGGGCGCACATCGCGATGGGTGGCCGGGGACGGTTCAGCGCATCGGCCGAGATCAACTGGGGCGACCGCGAGGCGCGCTCGTTCTCGGCGACCGCCGACGCGATCACGAAGCTGATCTCGGTCGGGTTCCCGCACCGTCCGGCGTTCGAAATGCTGCCCGGCGCCACGAAGCAGAAGGTCGACGGGTGGATGGACGCGTACCAGGCCGAGCAGGACGAGAAGTCGCTCGTCGCCCTCTCGCTCCGGCCGTTCAACGACTCGACCGAGCTGCCCGCGGGCGGCGGGCAGCCCGCCGCGATCGAGGCGGGCACGACCAGCGACGCCCCCGCCCCCGCGGGCGGCGCCGGGGCCTGACCGTGGCGCTGCCGAAGGCCGCGGTCGCGCACTACCAGCAGCAGCAGATCATCGTCGCGGCAGCCGCCCTCGACGCGGGTACGCTGTGGGACTCGGTCGGCGACGACTTCGACCAGGGGTATGCCGCCATCGCACCGGACCTGTTCGCGACGGTCGCCGCGGCGCAGAAGCGCGCCGCGACGTCCGGCGTCGAGGACTTCCCCGTGATCCTCGACGAGCAGGGCATCGACGCGACGCAGCTCGACCGCATCAACCCGGACCGGTTCGCCGGCGGCACCCCGGACTCGCGGCCGCTGGAGGGGCTGCTCCAGGGGTCGGTGTACCACGCGAAGGACGCCGTGCTCGCCGGCGGGACCGTCGCCGAAGCACTGAAGGACTCGCGCACCTGGCTGCAGCGGACGGTCATGGACGCGGTTCGCGACGCCGACCGGCAGGCGATGCAGGGCTCGCTCGCGACGACGAAGGTCCGGACGACGTGGACCCGGATGCTGAACCCGCCCTCGTGCAAGTTCTGCGCCATGCTCGCCGGGAAGGTCTACCGGTGGAACCAGGGGTTCCAGGCGCACCGCAGCTGCGACTGCAGACACGTCCCGACGAACGAGACGATCGGCGGCGACCTCACCACCGACCCCTACGCCTACTTCCGCAGCCTCGACAAGCAGCAGCAGGACAAGATCTTCGGGAAGAACGACGCGCAGGCCCTCCGCGACGGCGGCGACATCTACCGCATCGTGAACACCCGGTTCCGCGGCCTGTCCGACGACGCGCTGAAGAACAATGGCTCGCGTCGCGGCTGGCAGTCGCGGAAGTGGGACAGCCCCTCGAAGATGACGGTTGACGCGGTCTACAAGGCCGCGGGCAACGACCGCGAGCTCGCCAGGAAGCTGCTCGAAGAGAACGGCTACATCACCGGGCCGCAGACCGCCGGCGGGAACCTGAAGGGCAACCACCCCGGCGGCCAGTTCGGGGACCTCGGCGCCGGCCAGGCCGGACGCGGCGGAACCCGGGTCGGCGCGACGAAGGCGTACCGCGACGCCGTGCGCACGGGTGTCCGGGATCCGCTGAACCCGGCCACGCAGACCGCGGCCGAGCGCCGCGTGCACCAGTCGATCCTGCGGCAGCGCGCGGTCGACGAGGGCCGCAATCCATTCGGCCGCGGCCCGCTCTCCCCCGCGCAGCGGGCCCTCGTCGCGAGGGACTACTCGCGGCAGATGGCGCTCGCCGCCGAGAACCCGCAGCTGTCCGAGCTGGTGCGGCTCGCGCGGCGCTCATGACCACCGACGGCAGATGCCCGTCGGCCCACCGATCCCGGCCGTGCCGGGGGAAGGACACCACCATGTCGAAGAACACCACCACGTACGGCCGGATCCCGTTCAGCGCGGACCCGTTCGGCCTCATGCTCGGCCAGCAGCCGACCGCCGGGCTCCGGCCGCGCCTCCGCTGCGAGGGCGAGCCCGGCGCGGGTGCCGGCGCGGGCGGGGACCCCGCTGCGGCCGCTGCGGCCACTGCTGCC